CCCCCGCCGCAATCGTCGTCCGTGGTTGTTTCGTCGGCGACGACTTCGTCGGTTGTCGTTTCGGTTTCTTCGACCACTTCGGCGACCGTGGTTTGTTCGTCCATTTCGGTTTCCCTCTTTGTGATTTCCAGTCCGTGCCGGGACAAAAACCGCGCGACAAATCCCGCCACGCGTCCCGGATCAATGTCGAAATTCGAAAGTCTCGGCGCGTCGCTTGTCAGTCCCAGCGCGAACGACAACAGGCGGTCCGCTTCGCCGGCGATTTCGTCGCCACGATGGAACAACCCCGACGGGTTCGCGGCCGGTTCGTCGACGACGTCAACGGCGCGAATGTCTGCAAGTCGCGCGTGTGGCAGATTGGCAGCGTTCGCCGGATCCGGCGACGTTTCGTTGTTCGCGGCGTGTTCGCGTTCGGTTTCCGGATCCGACGAAAACACAATCGACAGCCCGAACATATCCGGTTCGATTTCCGCCAAGTCCATCACGTATTCGGCCAAATTGCCGTCCGGCGTTTCGTGCGCCGTCTTCGAAATATGCAAGTCCCCGCGGACGACGTCGCCGTCGACGGATGCGCCGCGGACGCGCCCTAGATATTTGCCCATTCCGTCGCCGGACAATCCCGGATGTGTGAAACGGGACTTAAGCCCGCGATCGGCCGCGTTGATTGCGTCGGCGGACTGGTGCAAAAACTCGCGGTCTATCCAAACACCGTGGCCCAACGCTTCGCCGCGCGTGATGATCGCCACGCCACGAATCAGCCCGGCGCCCTGGTCGCCGCCGTCGCGGTCGACTGCCGGTGTGGTGGACGTCTTGGCGACCGTCGACCGGAACAACGTGGACGGACTGGACAGGTTGTGTTTTCTATTCGTCATTTTCGGTCCCTTCGTCCACGACTCCCGGCGCGGCGTCCGCGTCGTCCAACAACCCGCGGTCTTCCAACGCTTGCCGTTCGCGCGCCAACTGGTCGACGACGTCTATCCAGTCGTCCCCGTATTTTTCGGCGCGGATTTCTGACCGTGTGCGGAGTCCGGCGTTGATTGCTTCGACGTCGCCGCGAATTTCCTTCGCCGGATCCCACCACGCCAACCCCGCGGGAATCCATTCCCAATTCAGGTCCGACACGCCGCGGCCAGCCGGCAACGACAACACGCCGTCGTCGATCCACAGCGACATTCGCCACGCGGTCAACTTCCGCAACACGTCCCGCACGTCGGCGCGTTTCGCTTCGCACGCCTTTTGATAGTGCAACAACGCGCCGCGGGATCCGTAGAAATTCGTGAACGACTCATCAAAGAACGAAAACGGAATGTCCAGGGACTTCAGCGCCACGGAAATCATTAGTTGCGCGAAAGACTGGAATTCGGTCGCCGGCGTTTTTGATTCCAGAAATTCGGCCTTGTCGCCGGGTTCCAGGTCCAACAGGACCGGACCGCGCCCGAAATCGACTTCATAGGGATCCGTTGAATTGTCCAACGTGCCGGCCGCGTCCAACGCTTCCCGGTAAAACACCAGCCCGAACATTTGCGAAACTTTGGCTTTGGCCAGCGCGTAGTCCGCCGCTTCGTAAACGTCCCGGAACACGTTGACGGCCGGCGCCAATGGTGACACACCGCGGACTTGATCGAACCGATCGAAAAACCCGTGGTGAATTACATTTCGCGCGGCGACAACGCGGTCCATTTCAAGACCCTTGCCGCCGCGGACGCGTTTGTGTACTGCGAAACCCAACGCGCGCCCCGCGTCGTTGACGTTGACACCGTGGACCCACTTTGCGTCGGACCGTCCCGTGTCGTCGCGCGGATCAATCACGCGGTCCGATTCGATGGCTTGCAACTTCCCGCGGACGCGTTGCCCGGTCAGTTTCAACAGGAACACGTCCCCGTCGACCGTTCGCCGTTCTTCGGCCAGTCGCAACATTCGCGCGAGTCCGTGACGGCCGGCAACGTCGCAATTTTCCGGGCGTTGCCACCAGGACATTAGCCGTTCGATTTCGCGGTCCAGGCCGTCGTCCCCGGTCCGGCTTTGGAATTTGAACGACGACACGAAGTCCAGGTGCTTCCGAATCGCCCAGGCCGCAATCGAGAAATTCCGCGACAGGTCGCGCGCGGCGCCCTGTAAAACCTTCCGCTTCGACGCGGTCAACTTCGCGTCTTCGGAAGACAGCGCCGACGACGCCGCTTTCCGTTGGTTTTTGGACGTGGTCGCCCCGTCGTAGCTAAATCTCCGCAGGAGTCCACTCAGCATTTGCTAGAACCCGGCGAGTGTGATACGCGTGGCGACCGGCCGACGGCCCTTATCGGAATCGTCGTCGGCCATCAGTTCGCGGAGTTCGCGGCGCAATTCGTCGAAATCATAGACAATCGTTTGTCCGTCGATTGTCACTGTCCGCGCCCCTTGTCTAAGGATTGCGCGAATCTCGGCGATAGCTGCGGAATTGTCGGCCATGAATTCCCCGCACAACTGGTCCACCCATTGGACGCGCTATGCAGGGATTTCAGCAGCCCAAGAAATTAGCAAAAGGATTTTATTCCAGTTCCGGCCGCATTTCGAAAAACTGGTCAATCCTATGCTGTCCACACGTCGCGCACGACGTACGCCGCCACGAGACGCAGTTGTACAGGTTGCCGTCCTGGTCAACGCCGCTGGATAGCATCACGCGCGGTTCGCCTTCGTATTTCGTCCGATCCGTGGATCCGCACATTTTGCAATGCGTCAACTTGCCGGGAACGACGTCCCGTTCTTTGTTCCTCGCGCCGGCCGGACGACCGCGTTTTCGCGTGGTTGTCCGTTTCGGTTTTGCCTTCGTCGACTTTTTTTTCGCCATCCGTGACGCCCCTTTCACCAGTTAACAACCGCTTTCCGCCGTGTCGGTTTGCCGGATCCCTTGACCGCCGGCGCCGTTCCCGGCAACACGCACCCCGTGACACTCGCAGCGACCGCGGATCCGACCAGACAATCGAAAAGGTGATTGTCCGGACGTTCCGGACGCAACTTCCATTCGTCGACGACACGTCCGCGCCCTTCGGTTCGGACGCGGTATTCTGCGACCAAATGGTCTGACAACATTCGATGTTGTGCGGGACGTTTGCCGAACAGCGACAACGCCCCCTTGTCCCCTAGCGGAACCGTTAGTCGACCGTGGACGAAGGACTTCCAGTAATTCGCGTCAAACGCCACGTGTCGCGCCGTCCTGGTCCCCTGTATCGACGGGATCCGCCAATTGTGTCCCAAACGGTCGCCGCGTTTTCGCTTGTATTCGCTGAACGGTTTCGACGACGCCCCGACGTATCGACCGTGCGCCGGCATCACCGCCGCGTTGTTCGTCGCCCGTGCGAATTGGTAGACCACGTCCGTTTGCCAGTTTGCATCCACCAACAAACGACCGATTTTCAATTCGGCCCCGTCTTCGCGTTTCCACGCCCGCGAACACAATTCGTCGGCGCACGCGTTGAGACCGGCGAAGATAGCGCCCTCGATGCCGGCGCCGCGAAACCGTCGGCCCAACGTCTTCGACACGTCGGACAACGCCCAGTATTCGCGGCCCTGGTCCGGGAATCCGCCGTAATCCAAAACGTATCCCGTGAAATCGTCGGCCCACGCCGCGACCAGCCAGAACAGACAACGTTGTTGCACGTCCACAAACGCCGTGACGTTGTCCACGTCGACAGGCAACACGCCACGACCCAACCCGTTGCATTTCGTCGCGATTTCGTCGGACGTCATGATGTCGCCCGACGTGTCGTCCGTCTTGGGATCGTTTTGATACTCCGACCAGAACGACGCCGGATCCGTCAAAAACTTGTTCATTGCGTGTTGAATCGCCGACACTTCGTCGGGGTTGTGCCGTTCGGTCCAGGCAACCCGCGCGCCGTCGTCCATTGCTTCGCGGTTTTCAACATAAAACGCGGTCGCCGACTTGCCGCCGTCGCCAGCTTGCAAACCAGCCACGCGCAATTCCTGGTATTCGTCCCACAACTTTTCGTCGGTAGGGAATTCGTACAACATTCTGAACCGTTCGCCGTTCCACTCCGGATGCCGTTCCCGGTCCAGAATGCGGTCCGCCATATCGCCCGGCGAAATGACCGTACACGGCATAACGCCCGCGATTTTCGAACCAGGACCAGCCAAGCCCAAAATAGCGCCGGCCAATATGCGTTCCCGTGTTGCACATTGTGAAAACGACCGCGCGGATTCGTCCGTCTGGGGATCGTCAATCACGACCAGTGACGGCCGGACCTGTCGACCGTCCGGACGTTTGAATTTCATCCCGCGTATACGTCCCGTGATGCCGGCAACCCGGACAACGGCGCCCGACGCAATGGAACCGGCAATCGTCGGCAAAACGATTTCTTTTTGCGTCCAGGTCAATTGAGTCCGGACGCCGTCACACGTTTGGCCGGCGGTCCGGTTGTGGATCCCGTCCAATCGTCGGACGGGTTCGCACACTTCCGGGAAGTCCTCGGCTAGCGTGTCGTTGCCGGCCAATTCGGTTTTCAGGCTTTCCAGCATTTGCACCGCGTGCGATTCGTCGGCGCCGATCAACGCCACGAATTCCCGATGCCCGTAAACCAGCGCCCACAAACACGCGGTTTCGGCCAGTGTCGTTTTTCCCGTGCCGCGTGGCATAGCCACCGCAAACAACCCGCCTTCGAGTACCGCGCGTTCGATGCTGGCAATTGTCGTTAGGTGGTCGTCGGACCAGGGAATACAAAACGTCGCGCCGAAATACGATTCACAAAACGTGCGGAACGACATTTCCGCGTCCGACCGCCGGGACGGTTTGACGACCGCCGGCAACGGTCCAATGTCACGCCCCAACGCCGAACGTTCCGCTTCGCGCTTCCGGATCCGTTCCTTGTGCTTTTCATACGCGGACGGTTCCGCCGTTGGCTTTTTCCGTTTGCGTGGTTTCTTCGTTTCCGCTGCCATGATTCGAACACCGGCCGAACACTTCGCCGCCGTGTGCTTTCTCGAATGTAAGTCTGTGACGTTTTTTGTCA